GGGGAAACCCTTCAACATTTCAGCTCTTTCAGAATCAGTTTTTTCAGGGAAAAGAAACTTCAGAGCTTCGATGCTGTCTACACCAAGCTCTTGTAGGTTCCTGACCACGACTGACTTCTGCTGCACGTCGTATGCAGTGTCCTCGTAGACATCACCCTGATACCGATAATCAACTTCTCGATCACCGTCCTCAGGAAGACCCACCACGCCTAGTGGTACTTTGTTTTCCGCGAGAGCTTCTTTCATAACCGCATCGAGTTTTTGCTCGAAGCGCATTACGGCTCTTTGATACTTCTCGATTGCTTCTTGATCCGCGTCATTAGCGGGCGGTTTGGGTTCTTTAAGCCCACTAGCCAGCAAAAATGACTCACGGAAGATAATCTCCTGGTGATAAAGCATCATCTCCAGAAGACGGCAGAAACCGTAGGTAAGAAAACTCTTATTTTTACGAAGAGCGGTCGCTTGGGCACGACCCATCAAACCTTTGATCTCAGTTGCCGTGGCACCTGCCGAAATAGAGATTTCGTCAACACCGCCAAGAGCTGTACGAATTTCTTCTCGCAAAAGCAACGTGTAACGGTTCATATCACCGTTAACCGGGTCTGGCGTCATGTAACCGACGCGATCAGACGCCTCAACGTTGGCGATGATCCGAGGAACTCGGAGACCACCGCCCATAGCAGTGCCAAAAGGCTCGCTTACTCGAGTAGAGGGCGAGTCCATGCCCGCAAAACCACTCTGACTACTGATAGTCGGGCGGAAATTGCTCTGGCTATCACCCGCTTCGACCAGATCGCTACGAGGACGCGAGCTGATGAGCGTAGGATTACCGAAAAACTCGATGTTTTTGGCGATATTGCGAGTCAATTGATCATGAAGCACGATTTGCTCCATGAACGGGTCAAATTCACCCTCTCCTTCCGTCCCACTTGCGCTGGGTTTATTTAAAACCTCCACAGCGGGGATAAACCCAAGCGTATTGGGACGGTTTTTAGCTGGAGTGAGTACAGAACCCGGTTCTAAGTCGAAACTAAGCTCTGTATCAGTCTCAATCTCACTAATTGTCTCGGCAGTAATAGAAAGTCGGACATATCGCTTGTTCTGACCGGATGTAGTACTCGGTAAACCAAGGCTACCGGCCTTAACCTTGTAGCTGTAGATAATGATGACTTCTTCGACCTCACCATTCAGGTCGTGATAGACCCGATATTGGTTCTTATTAAAAAAATAGATCTGATACTTTAATTTCTCGTCAGGGCGGAAGTAGAAGAGACCGCAGCCATCGATTAAAAAGTTTCGAATAATCGCTGGAAAGCGAATATCGAGCTTATTAAGCGTAATTACATCGTCTAAAAACCTAGTACGACTCTTATACGTATCCTGATCGCAGTAAAAAGTAAGACCCTTCTTGATCATCAAGAGGATCATCTGTTGAATATGACTCAGCACAACCATCGTGGACGATTGGCTGCTTCGATCCTGAGTGCGAGCCGCCTCAAGAATCTCTGAAAACCTATTTCGAGTATCTGCGGAGGCGGTCGACATTCATTTATTAGATAAGAGGACCCTTAATCGGGATCATTTTTTGGAACCCATCGCCTTAGCTTTGCGTGCTTTAGCGAGTGCGTCCTTACGCTTTTGGCTTTTTGCTATCAGCTCTTCACCGCTGGGAGCTTTCTCTTCCTCACGCTTCTCTTCGAAGCGCTTGAGGAGTTCAGGAGGCATCTTATCAGCCATCGGGAAGAAGATAATTTTTCACTCTGTCCAGTTTAACCGCTTCTTCGGGTAAATCCTCGATGGGGTACCTAGTTAATAGATGATCTTCTCGGCCAAGCATATCCGTGGCACCTTCTCGAGGAATAAAATCAGCACATAAAGCCTGTACTTCAGGACGATCCCAGATGTAATGTTCTGCAATAGAGCTCAACTTGCGTGCTCGTCGTCCTGGAGTACCCATCCAGCTGAAATGCCAACCCGCATCGCGCAGACCGATAAATTTACGATTCGGTTGCTCACGAATACGAGTTAATGACCCGTGGGCTTTGAGTGTGCCAACAGTACACACGGTTGCACATCGCCATTCGAACAACTCCCCTTCAGGCGAAAACAACTGAAGGTCAGCACGTCCGTAGTGCATAGACATATTCAGACCGAAGATCTTGGAGGGGTTGTCTGAAAGAGCACTCTTTAGATCGTCAAAACAGTCCCAGTTAGGCAGCTCATCGCAGTCAGAACAAATAAAGACTGCATCTTCCGGTAGGAAAAAGAGTGCCTTAGCCAGTGCGTCCCTCTGACCACGCTCTCTAACCCAAGGATCAGGAGCCTCCTCCGGAGATGGGAGCTTTACCTCAAGGACTTGGATGGCATCAGAGGGCAACTTAAGCTCTGAAATTGTGTCCTTGAGAGTAAAAGGCTTAGGATCACCTCTATGAGTTCTATCACCCTCGGCGATAATAAAACCGTCAACGTGGTCCTTGAGGGCGTTTATGCGGAGCTCAAGTAGCTCTTTCTCGTTGAAGTAGGTGAAAGTATCAACAAACATCAGGCAGGAAGCAGGAACTTGTTTACGCGGGGGAGCGTGAATACGCCCTCAGGTAGTTTGTCGATAGGAAAACTTTCAATAATGTGATCCTCTCTGCCGAGCATGTCTACGCCACCGGGAGTCGCTGAGAACTCAGCACATTTTTCCTCGACGTCAGAGGTGTCAGTTTCCCAGTGGGCATAGGACTTCAACTTAGCCAGTCGGCGGTCTTTGTCCCCCATCCAGCTGAGGTGCCAACCAGCATCAAGCTCCCCGAAAGTCACATAATTAGTTTCAGCTCGCATAGATGAGAGCGTGCTGTGAGCTTTAAGAGTAGTTACTGTCGCAGCAAAGGCGTTACGCCAGTTGAAGGGAGAACCGTCGGGAGTGACTAACTGGCGATCAGCACGTCCGTAGTGCATAGACATGCTTAGCTTTACAACCTTGCCAGGGTTTTCCTCAACAGTCGAAACGAGATCATTTAATTTATCCGGATTGGCTATTTCATCAAGATCCGAACAGATAAAGACGGCGTCATCAGGGACCATATGCAGTCCCACACTTGCCGCATCTCGTTGTCCCCGCTCTCGTAACCACGGGTCAGGAGCTTCTTCCTTGGAGGGAAGCTCTACGTGTAGGACTTGAATCTTATCGTCTGGGATACCGAGTTCTTTAAGAGTCTCCAAGCAAGTAAATGGTTTCTCCTCACCTCTGTGCGTTCTATTCCCTTCGGTAATAAGGAAACCGTCAACGTGCTTCTCTAGAGTGCGGATACGCAGCTCAAGAAGCTCCTTCTCGTTGAAATAGGTGAAGACGTCTAAAAGCACGCTGGCAGCATCAGGACTGCCAACATACTAATTCAACCTGCTTCAGTTAAGTACTTTCCTGCTCGACGTTTAGCCCTGGACATAATTTCTCTGTCTTGCTCAAGGGCGTCAACGGGACCCTCGACACCGTCGCCGTAGGTAACAGTCGGAGTAGAGGGTGCTTGAGGAGTGGGTTGCCCGATCAGCTCGGAATCCTCATCCGCCGACATCTGAGCAAAAGCTGAGTCAGCAGTTTGATTAGCCCGACGCTGTTGGTCAGCTGCAAAAACTTGATCCTGGTAAGCCTTGGAGAAGTTAAAGGCGTAGGGAACAAATTGATTAGCCATCAGTAGAGCACCTTGACACTGTCGACATTGCCGCCGCTAATAGCCGTGGCTGCAAATGGGAGAACCTTGTTCGCACCAACCTCAGCAAGAATCCACTGGCCTGGGGCGTCGTTCAGTTCGATGTAAAAGGTGTCGGTAGCGTCCCCTTCAATATATAAACCACGGGAGGTACTAAACCGCTTCTCCCCGTCAGCCGGTGCCCAGACAAAACCGCTCGCATACGGCAGACTGACCTGCTGAGGAAAGACAGAACCAAAAGCGCGGATATCCATAAGTAAGAAGCCTCAGTAATAGTTTAACCTTCTTGCTCAGCAATTTCGATGAGCTT